GGGTCTTTTGTGCTAATTGCATTATACTGTGCCTTTGACCCATACCAATACTTCAATTCTTGGCCATTGTTTTGGTTGAGAATATTTTGTCCAGGCGCGCCATCTGATCCTCTGGGGCCTGCTGGACCTGTTGGTCCTCGCAAATCTTCAAGAGATGGTGACCAACCAAGCGGTTCAGTTTTGTTGTTTTTGACTTCTTTCAAATACAAACCACATAAATATAATTTTTTGCCGCGCATTTCTTGCCTTTGTTCAAGTCGTGTTTGAGTCCACCCGTCTTTTTCAGCTGTAAAACGATAGTTGTAAAACTTCCAATCAGTAGTTAGTTGAATTCCAAATGTGTTTGGATTTCCTTCGACAATAGGCGTTTTTGCTGTTGATGCAGGCCAACTTACTCCGACAAATGCATTATTGTGAGCAACTTCAGCTTTTGCATAAAACCCATATTCATACACTTTTCCTTGCTTCACTTCAACGTTTTGCCATAACCCGTTGCTATCGTGAATTGTGGATAGAACTGTAAAATCTTTATATTTGTCAGGTTCAACGTTCCAAATCAAATCTCGCTGCCAACCTTCTGGCGCTCCAAACAAATCTCGTTTGAAGCCTTTGGTTCCGTTCAATAGATTAAAATTTACTTCGCCATCTTTTCCATCACGACCTCGTTCACCTTGGACACCCTGCGGACCACGTTCGCCATCGTTGACATTATCCAAATGAGCGAACCCAGAGGCTTTTAGACCTCTGTAGTTCACTTCAATACGGACTTCAAACCAACCACCAGAGCGCTGGGTAGCACTCCATGCTCCAAATTTTCCAGCTGAATCAGGGGTCTGATTTCTCAATACCCCCCAATTATTGTTCCCAAAACCACGGTAGTAATAATCAAGAGTATAACCACTCGTGACCGCTTCGCCATCGTAGAATACATCCGCAAATAGGTTCAATTGACTAGTCGCGCCATTTCGATAAGACCCTTCGATACGGACATTGACACTTAAGCTATGACCATTCTCACCCTTCAATCTATCACGTTGAGTCGGTGTCAGCGTATCGAATGATGGACGGTTTTCTAACGCACTAATCCTTGCCTTAATTGGGATATCATTGTATAACTCCGATTTCAAGGCATAGCCTGACAAGGATTGATGTTCTGTTAGATAGTTTCGACCTGCTAAATCGCCATGCGTAACAACGTCACGTTTTAGCTGATCAAAATCGACCTTATCTAGTTTCGTGACTACCTCTGCTTTAGTCGCCAAATGAGAAATGTTCTGATGTTCAGTTAGATAATGCTTACCCTCAAGCTCATCATGCGTGACAATCTGAGAGTAATCAATCTCAGCTGCCTCATGCATTTCTTCTTTAGTTGCGTAACGTGTCCTGATATCCTTGATATCCTTACCGATTTCCGTTGCTAGATTTTCAAGGTTATTCATAGGCTTCACGCTTTCGCTTGATTGTAAGTCTCTACCAAATCAAGATTAGCAATCTGATCCACACGTCCGCCAACTTCGGTAATTTTTCCAAGGAGTGCGCCGTTTTCGTCTTGCCCCATGCTCGTGATTTTTTCTGCAATTTCTTTCAGTGTGTCAAGATTTTCAGGCGTTCCTTCACCTAAAATTTCAGCCTTGACCTCTGTTTTAGCTTGAGTGACTGCCTGAGAGATAGCTTGCGTCATTGCTGAAGATTCTACTTTAGTGCTAACGCTTTGTTTTACTTCCTTGATATCTGCTCCGACTGCTTGTGCGAATGCTGTTAATTTTGTTGTGTCCATTGTTTTACACCTTTCCTAGATTGTAATAAAAAAGCAAGTCAGGGATTTCCTGACATGCTCCACCTGTGCTAAGTTGTTTTTTTACTTCTTTTTCGATGTCTAGTTCCTTCAAAGTGTAGACATCTTCCGTAACCAATTCTTTATCTGAGTCTTCAATTTCAATATAAGTATCTCTGTCGCTCGGGAAGATATACCCCCCAACCGAGATTTCCACTCGATATTTCCCACTTGGTAGAATACTGTCTAAATTGAAATTGACAGAATGGCTAGTGACGGGAGCAGTTGTCTTCCACCTACGTTGTCCCTTTGTTAGAGTAACAACCGCATCTTGACCCTCAAATAAGGTCATAACACGGTAATTCTCGTCTAACAACTCAAATCCAAAAGTAGAAGACAAATCCCCTTGCTTAATAAGGTCGCCACCATCAATTCGAGCCAAATTGGTTGTATTAACTCTGTGGTTGTTACAACCCATTCTGAACCTCTTTCTATCTAATCATCAATTAAGATATCTGTCGTAATATCCAATTTCTCAAAATCGCAGTATAAACGATCTATGTATCCATTACCTCCTAGAGTTTTATAGCTTTTGTGCATGCTTTCTACTAGCGAGAATTCATCTCTAGAGGTATATCCTCTGTTAATAGCCCGTCGCATATCACGGTCAAGGCGCAACTTCATGGTATTTAGATGCGCCTCATCGTGAATTTTTAATTTTTCTTGCACTTCGTCGATTTTGGAATTGCTATCTTTAGCGGTAGTCTGGACATCTTTAATCTGTTTCTTAACATCGGTTAGTTCCGAAACGATTTTCTCCGTCTCTTCTTTGGCTTTTTTCGGCAATTTGTAGCTGAGCCAAGCGATGATAATTGGTGAAGCCGATGGTAGCACGTTCATGAAGAAATGTTCTATCTGTTGTAAGACGTCCATAAACACCTCTCTAGTTCGCCAAATGGCTCAAGCCAAGGCGTTCCAATTCTTTGCGTACGCGGTCTTTGAAGCGCTTATTAACAAATGAAAAGTCAATCGCCCCACGTTTAAGCAGGTTGATATACATGTCAATTTTAGCTTGGTCTAATGTAATTTTACTCATTGTTGCTACCTCCATTGTTTTCACTAGTGCTCGCTTCGCTTGTCGGTGTAGGAATTTCATGTTCTGTCTCGCTTTCTGTTGGTTGTTCTACTGCTGGTGCAGGTTGTGTGGGTGCTTCTGCTACTGGTTGTTCAGTAGTTGGTTGCGCTGGTGTTGGTTCAGATACGACCACGTTAGGGACTCCGTTTGTGGCTACTTCTGTAGCTGGTTGGGGTTCTGGTTGAACTGGTGGAGTTACTGGAGCAGGTTCAGTAGCAGTTGTCTCTGCCTCGGCAACGTGAGGTGCTTCCTCGTGTCCCTCTGCTTCGTCCTCATGCTCATGATCAATGCCATTGTGTTTCTCAAGCACTTCCAAGCGTGCGAAGATTTCCTCGATATCGTCAGTATTATGCAAGCTGACCTTCTGCATGCCTTCCATGAGCTGGTTGGCTTGTTCAAGTGCTGCAGTCGTTTTAGCCAATTGTTCTTGGTTCTTAACGATAGCACTTGTAGGATCTAATTCAGTACGTAGAATCTCTTTGACTGCTTCAATGAGTGTTTCATCCGTATCACCCAAGCGGTCACCCTCCAACTCACGAGTGAAAAAAGTTAACGGCTTGTCACATTGAATAGAGACTTCCGTCTTGCCAACTCTAAAAAATTTATTTACTAATACAAATTCCATGTTAAATTACCTCTTTTTTTCTTTAGAATAAAATTGAAAACCACGATAGTTACGACTAGACAAAAATTGATCTTTATCTGTTGAATTGTAAAACTCTAAAGTAATTTTGTAGTAAGACCTGTTGTTCCAGCTATTAGTATAGATTTCTGCTGTTGCTGACTTGACTAATGTTGTTCGACCTGCAATGATTAGCTTACCATTTCCCCAACGACCTGTACTATAACCATATCCAGTTCGTTCCTTTTCCAAAGAAACTGTTAATCCGCTGCCACCACTGATTGAAACTTCTTCAGACATGTCTATTTGTTTTACAAACACCCACTTCTCCCACACCAATCTCGAACCAACATATCGTTCTACAATCTCATGCCCTCCGACATAGATTCCTTCTCTTGTAGCCATATTGTCTCCTATTGTTCATACACATCATAGATTGTGTTCGGGTCTTTTGTGCTAATTGCATTATACTGTGCCTTTGACCCATACCAATACTTCATTTGCTGATTTCCGTTTTGGTTAATCAGCTTATTAGCGACTACTTCGGACGGTGTGCTTGGAATCCCAAGAGCTGACCTGTTTACTCGTAAAACACCCGAGCTATCGACTGTAATCGTTGAGTTATCAGGTCTGACAACTCCATTTGAACCAGCTGTTGCGGTTGTGGGAGTTAGACTCACTCCGTTTTTAAAAGTCTGCACAGACACTTTTTTCAACCCACGCCCATCATGAATCATGATGTTGTCCGAGTTGTTGACCTGATATGTTTGTGGTAAATCAGTTACTTTCCGTGTCTGTGTACTAATTACTGCCATATTATACCTCCATTCTATATTTCCAATCTGCGACAATCACATGACCGTTTTCATCAGCCAGCAAGGTATGTTCTGTACCGTCTTCCGTACGAATCGGAGCAGTGAAATCATTCTGCAAGAACATGTACTCGATAGCGTTTAATCTATCTTCGTGCTCCTGAAATTCACGCTTCAAAGCCTCTACAGACTCATAGCTTGCTTGTCTGATGTTATCTACGTTACCCAGTCCCACTTGGTACTTCGTAACGCTATGTGGATTGTTGCGATTAGTAGCGTGAGCGTTGAACTCCTGCTTAGTAGCCTGTTCCACATTCGTGACATTCCCTAGCCCCACTTGTTGTTTCGTCACATTGTGTGGGTTGTTTTGGTTTTGAATGTGAGCAGTAAGGTCTGCTTGATTCGCTTTATTTGTTGTTTGATTGCCGATAATCGCTTCAAGACCGTCGATGTCTGCAACCTTATGACGGTGGGTTGCGTCGGCTTTCCCATTCCAGCGTGTCCGTTCTTGGTCAGAAACGTGACGGGCAGTGTCTCCAATGTGATTATCAATATTGGTTTGTAGCTTTCTTTCTGTCGCCTTTAATTCAGGGACAGTCGCATAAACCAAATCAGTTGCATTGTATTGAATGGTAATCTGACTATTCTTGCTAATAGTCGTGTTGAAATCATAGTCTCGATATACATAAGCAGACGTTTTGGGAGGAATCACATCCCCCTGCTCTGCCCAAGTATACATGTACATGAATTCTTCATGATTCCCACGTTTTGCAAACACACCGATTTCATTGACCACCATTTCACGCTCAATCCGTGAATTATCAAATCGAGCTGTAAGACGAATCGTATCAGCTACATCCGTCGATAAAGACTGTGTCACTTGCAATGAATGAACAACTTGTACGATATTGTTTTTCTTGCTAATATCCGTCCGATGCCGGCCACTACCCAAAGCTATTCGAGTAAAAACCAGTGGTTCTCTATTCTGAATTGCTAAGGCTGTTTCGCTAATTGCTTTATCGGTCACAATAGGCTGGATAAAATATCCCATTTATTTCCTCCTATTCAAATCGAACTGAACGAACGTCTCTGAATGTATGAGCGCCGATATAAATCGCGTTCATCATTGGTGCTTCAACCGAGAATTGGATCCCTAAATGAGCAGGAATCAATTCACGCACATACTTTAAAAAACGGTTCAAATATCCAGTCGGTAGTTCTCCTAAAAATCGGATATGTACCGCCGAACCCTTGACCGTTACTAAATTATTGACATTCGTAAAGCTCTTTGTAATTTTTTGTAAACTCTCTGAGTTGATTTTAATCTTGGAAGAAATTAAAGTGATTAGATACCGCCTCCGCTCTTCCAAATCAATTGTTTTCGGTTTTACCTGAAGGGCCTTTTCCCAACGTGTAATCCAGTCTTCCGTCGCTTCCGGTAACAGCATCAATCGCCTGGTTTCAAAGATTAAGTCTGTAATCAATTCCAATTCTGGAATCTCAGTTTCAAATAAATCATTGATTGTTGAATCTAGGACCTCTGGCAAAGCCGATAACATACGATATCTAACTTGTGACATTGATGGTTACCTCCGATAGTTTAGGAAGCATGTTGGTAGAAAGCTCAATACTTTGTTCCCTATCATTCAACAAAATACGGTCCACATCTCGAACTCCATTAATTCTGTCAATGATTGTAGCAACTTTATAGTTTCGAACCTCTTTCTCTTCAAATGCTTCTTCACGTAAGTATTTAATGAGTTGAACTTTCGCCTCATTCTTGATTGTTTCAATATCTACATCTTCATCAATCTTGATAGTTGCAGTAATACGAACATTGTAACCACTTACAGACTGAACAGTCACATAAGCACCAATCGGAGCAACTCCTAATCCGTGGCCACTTGGTTCAGGATCCAAGTAATTCTTAAACTTATTTACCAGCTCTGCGCTTGCTTCATTACCGTCAGCGTCTGTGATAGATACACGTACTGTATTTTCGCCTTTCCAGAGTGGCTCTACCAAAGCAGAACCAACACCAACAAACTCACTTGCCCACTTTTTATATTGGGCGATGTTCCCGTTTAAAGTCGGTGTTTTCAAGTACTCAATGGTCCGTTTACGGAGTTGTTTATCCGTCTCTTCATCTTCGCCTACGACGATGACAGAGCCGATTTCTGCCCCTTTAAATCCATTCAACACATCGATGTTGATAAGTTGCCCTCTTACATAGTTGGGGGCATTTCCGACTTGTTCAGCTACTACACTATACTCAAATCCAGAGCGACGTTCTAAAACACGGAAATTGTACTCACTGTTAACCACACTGAAACGGGTTCCGAGTGGGATTTCCTGCTTGAATTGAACCAGTCGAACTGATGCCGTAGCTGGTAAGCGTTCAACTCCGAACTGCCTACATAAACGAGTTAGGAAGATTCCTGTACTCGTGTCTAAAAAGTTGACTTCCTCATACGATTTTAAGACTGTATACTGAATGGCAACTTCTCGAGCTGCAGGCGCAACTAGATTGTACAAGACAGATCCTTGTCTTTTGTCATACTTATCATCGAACAAGGCCAGCATATCCTCTAAAATTTCTGGATATGTTTTTACCTTTATCATCGTTTCACCTCCAAATCCATTTCAAATGTTCCAAAATCACTATCAACCATGAACTGCACATAAAACTCATCTTTCTTTACCTTAGTAGAAAAAGAATGAGCCTCATGAATCCTGTCATCTTCATACAAGGCTTCTTTTATGCGCCGTGCAATATCCATCTGGGCATAATCCATATCCCCACCAAATAAAGCGTCTAACTCGACACCGTAGCGATGATCATAAATCGTATAGATGAACCGTTCAGTCGTTAGCATGCGTCTGATTGATTGCTTCAAAGCATGGATACCGTCTGCTTCTAGCAAGATATTGGTCTCATCCAGTGTTAAGCTAGGCTGTTTCTTAGCTTCGACAACATTTTTTGCGATGTTTAAAAAGTTTGTTTTAGGAGCACTCATTCATCAGAACCTCCTTTCACTTTGCGCTTGTAGTGGAAAATCTTCTTGTACAAGACATAATAAAACCCTCCACCATCTTGTCTGATGAGATGAAGGGTTTGGCCTACGTACTCAGGATCCAATGTTTCATCAGTCCATGTGACAGCAAGCATGGAATCATCCAAAATCAATTCATTGGTCAATTGGATTTTTAGTGGAGAAACCGATAAAACAACACCAGTCGTTATCTTTGCGAACTGGCGATTTTCAATGAAATTACTAATTAATTTCTTTAGATTTTCTATTACTTCCATCTACTCACTTCCTGCCATGAATAATTTAATTTCCATCGTGTGCTTTTCTGCACTGAAGGAATGAGTTGCCTCTTCAATGACATACCACCCCTTCTTCTCAATATCCTTAACATCCACATAGACTGCATGACCTGCTAAAAAGTCAATACTTCCAATATCGGCTTTCAGACTGAAAGTTTCTTTGGGACGGTTTTTCATCTTCAAGAGCATTTCGCCCCATTGCTTTATTTGCCCCTCAGTCGCTTTTTCGTCCACTTTTTTCATGTACTGGAGTTTTCCCCAAGCGCCGATATTGTAGCTGTCCTGATAGATATAGACCTCTCTCTTTTTGGTTTCTTTGTTCTCTTGAATTAAGCGGACAATATTGGCGCTATCCTCAATTGAACCTTCAAACTCAAAGCTAGACATAAAGGATTCATTCCCGATAATGTACTGGATTGGTAAGTTTTTCGGAGTCGTTAGTGTCAACTCTCCAAACTTGTCATACAAAACCAGCAATTCTCCACTTTGTACCAAGGCTTCGTCCATGGCCTCCTGGATAATATCCAGAGCCTTCTTATCTTCCTTCAACTGAGGAGATAAAGTCACAGCTGGGGCTTTTAGTTCCCCAATCTTCAAATCAAAATCTCCTGCGATTGCCGAGACGATTTGATTGACATTTTTGTCCTTGGCAACAAAGTTGATATTGCGTAGTAAGTACTTTATCTGGTCGTGGAAGGTCAAGGTTGTTTTGGTATCTTTTTCGTACTTGACTTTCGTCAAATAACCAAAGAATACCTCTTTATCATCTAGCTTAAAAGCGAGCGGAGAACCATATTCAAAGGCTACTTTTGTAGAGTTGTACAAAGTAATCTCCACGCTCCAAGCTGACCCTTTTCTAGTTGTCTTGAATTCGACCTTTTCAGACACAGTTGCTAAATCCCATGTATCTCCAGTTTTATTGTTCTGATAGAATAATTGCATCATGGTATCACAAACTCCTGTCCAGGGTAAATCCAATGAGGGTCTTTGATTTTGTCTTTATTAGCTTCGTAGATTTCAGTATATCGGCTGCCGTCTCCGTAAAAGGTCTGAGCAATTCCCCACAGGGTATCACCACTCACAACCGTATGGCTTTTTTGAGCAGGTTTCTCTGTTGTGGCACTACGTTCTTCCGTAGCTTTAGCCTGAGGTTTCTTTTTAGTAGCCTCGAGAGCTTTTTTATCTTTGATGGTAACCTTCCGTGGTTTGTGAGACCGATATTGTAAGAACTTAATCTTGTAAATTAGGTCATTTTCATATCCCGTCTTAGTAGAGACATCGAACTGTTCCACTAGAAATTTCCCATTAATAGCAGAACCAAAAGCACCCCCAATCATGAGTTGAATAGGAGTGCCTTCCGTCTTAAATTTACGAATAGATGATACAAAGGATTCTGGAGAGACACGGCTATTACGTTGGTAGTTTCCGTCGTACCTTCCGCTAGGAATAAAGGATTCAAACTCAATCGATTGAAGCTCTGGATTTCCGACAAGTGGAACATTACCAGTATCGATGATAGCGACTGTCTCAATTCCTTGCTTGTCCTCCAGTTTGATTTCTTCTGGATTCACTGGCAATTTAATGCCTTCAATAAATATAAACATCTGCTACCTCCTTCCTAGTAAGCCATGAGGCCATCAGCGCCATTATTCAAAGCGTCTACAATCGTTGCATTCAAATCATCTAAAACATTGGCATACTGGCCAGCGTTGTTGATGGAGTCAATGTTGGTGACAATCTCTGGTTTCAAGGTAATAAAGTTCTGTTGCCACTTCATTGTCGCAACGTCCTTAATTAACTTGATGTATTCATCGTCCAGTTTGATTTCATCTTCAATCTTTCCGACTTTGTCTAATTTACCACCAGTAGGATTGTGACCGCCACCGCCACCTTTTCCTCCGTCACCTTGTCCAGGTACTGAACTAGCAGGACTGAGTTCATAAGGTGTCTTTCCTTGGTCGCCCAAGAAATTGTTTCCTGCACCGTTGGCATCTCCAGCTCCTTTGAAGAAACCACCGACAGCCTTATCTATACCTTGACCGATTTCATACCCTTTATTAAAGGCTCCCATTCGGTCTCCAAGTTCAAGATAACCCAGTTGTGGAGTGTCAAGGTGCGGAGTTTCTAAACTAGCTTTGTGTTGTTTAAGACCGTCTGCCAAGTGAAGACCTTCAAAGGTCTTCTTAACTGGTTTTTGCATACTATCAATCGCACCAGCGATATTTCCAGCGAAGTTGCTTCTGGTTAGTGAGACTGAACCAACTGCTTTGACGTTCAACCCAAGGCCATTTAAGAACCCTATCATCTTGTTAAATCCGCCAAGAACAGAGTTAATCATCCCCTCAACTGCACCAATAACACTATTGACCATATTATCTACGAAACCTGCAATAGCGACAGCCATATCACGACCACCTTGTGCTATATCATACCAAGCGCTTTGGACTTGGAAAGACATCTCGTTCCATAAGTTAACTGCACCAGTAACAAACCAGTCGATAAAGTCTAAAATACCTATCAAAATAGTTAAGATAGCTTGATAGAGAAACATCCAGAATGCTATTGCGGTATTCACATACCAAAAAACACCTTGTAGCATCATATTAATCACCCAGATAGCTGCATTGGCAATACTAAGAAGTATATTCCAAATGGTCATTCCTAGGTAAAATATAGCCCCTATAATGATTCCTGTAGCTGATACGGCTGCACCAGTAAGATTGTTAAACCATGTAACTAAGGCATAGAAGAGGCCGATAAGAATAATGACTGCCATTACAATCAACATGATTGGATTCATTGCCATTACTGCATTCAAACCAGCCATTGCAGCTTTCGCAACATTTGTAGCGATACTAAATAGATTGGTCACTATACTTGCTGCGTTCATTGCGACTATATAAGTTCCTATAGCGATTGCTACAGCAATAATAATCGGTTGAATCACAGACCAGTTGTTGATGACAAATTGAGCAATCGGAGCCAACATACTCCAAACAGCCCCAATCATATCCATGGCAAAGATAACCGCTTGAACGACATATTGAAGCACCGTAGCTACAATCTGGGCAAATTGTTGGAAAGCTGACGAGTTCACTATCTGATTTATCTTAATCGATATTGGCTCAAGCGCCTTGGTCACAAAGTTCAGGAAGTTCTGCCATGCCCTACCCCAAGTTAGGGGCATATTACGAAACTGCTTGTCAATCGCATCACTTGCATCCAGCATGGCAGTTTTGACAATGTCGGCCGTAATCTTCCCGTCTGCTCCAAGTTTCTTAACCTCGCCACGGCTAACGCCTAGCTTGTTTGCAATGGCTTGGATTAAGGCTGGTGAAGTCTCAGCTAGAGAACGTAACTCATCACCCTGCAATTTACCACTAGCCATAGCCTGCGTAAGCTGAAGCATAGCGCTTTTTTGTTCTTCAATGCTTGCTCCACCGACTACAAAGGATTTATTCATGGTTTCCAAAAAGGCAATTGTTTCGCCGTTGTTTCGGAAAACATCGCCGGCCTGCATCCTCATCTTAGCGACACCGTTCGCCATGGTTGTATAGGCTGACCCCGTGCGCTGTGCGGATGTATAGATAGACTTTTGTAGTTCCTCTGTCGTCTGCATGCCGTCACGGATCATATCTAAACGGGCATGCATATTGGCATACTCGTCTGACATACCTATAGCTTGTTTGGTAATTTTACCGACTGCAATACCAGCTAAAGCTGTCTTCAACAAACCTTTCAAAGATACTAACCTACTTAGTTTGTTAGAAGCGTTATTAGAGGCATTCCCTAAATCTATTAGAGCCAGTTCTTCTTTTTTGAGCCCTGCAGCTGCTAAAGTTGCACTATTTACAAATCTACCGTTAATATCAATGACTCGCCCAGCTTTATTGACAAAATATTGGCCAGAATCACCAGCTTTTTTCATAGCGGACTCTTGAGCCTTCATAGCTTTGTCTATGCCAGAACCTGCATTTTTGACACGCTCCATGGTCGCATAGATTTTATTCAAAGTGCCTGTGACTCTATCGGTCAAAGACATGGTTGTTTGTAAATTGGCCAATAGAATCACCTCACTTCTTCATTCTTTTACGTTGTTTCGCCTCTTCATGCATGACTGCAGCGAAAAAGGCTTTTTCTTCTACATCCATATTCACAAATTCACTAGGGCGAATGTAATAGTTTACGAGGGCGAAGTAGGCAAGTTGTGCCTCCGCGTCCTCTTTTATTAGTTTTTTGCCTCGTCAACCTTGTCTTGGAATGTTTGGTTGATACCGCTAAGTTCGGTCACAGCTTCCAAAATCAAGGCGCTTTCGCCCCAATTGAACATGGTACCGAATAACTCAGAAGCTCCCATTGTTCCATAAGAATCTTGCAATTCTTTATCATTAAGGTCAGGAACCACGATAGACGCAATACAGATTTCACGGTTATATTTAACACCGTCAAAGACACGCTCTTGACGTCCATTACGACCAGGCTTATTGACAAAGCAACGGTCGTTGATTAAGTCCGCTTCACGAGCGCTCAACACTCGAATTTTAACTGGTTCCTCAAAAGAAGGAAGCAAGACATCCTTAGTCTCTTCCCCTTTTTTATTTTGTTTCAAAAACGCTTGTAATCCACTCACCACTATTTCCTCCTTGTGTTAGTATGTAATTTCTTGGAATTCTGATAGAATATCAAAATCTTGGAATGTGAAGTCCGTTTCTTCGTCAATGACCTCATCCGCTGATCCATCTAGTTTAAAGATAAGTGACTCTTTGAACAGAACACCTTTCAAAACAATTGTGTAACGGCCTGCACGAGATGTGCGGTCTTCGTTGGTACACTTAATATCGATACGAGGCAAAATACCTTGCTTGACATAGTTTAAAGCCATCGCCTTTAATTCTGGGCGGTGGTAGTACATTTTCAACGAACCTGTACCTTCTGCACCGACAATCTTACCACCCTTCATACGAGAGTTGAGAGGGGTAACATCAGCTTTTGTGTATTCAACCTTTGCTTCTAACGAAATAAGTTCCGCTAGTTCATACTGCTTGTCATTGATTGTAAAGAAGACTGTTCCTTCCTTAGCGGACAAAGCATCTAATTGGTTCATAATAGCCATTAGCTAGTTTCTCCTTTCTTAATCACAGATAACCGTCATGTACAAGATTTCCATAGCGTCCGTCAAGACAACTGGCAAGTTAACCACAACGGATTCTTTGGTGATACCTTGTGAAATCTCGATATCTTTCGCTTTATACTCCAAAGCCTGCTTTTGAGCAAGTGGGTCCAGAACCATTGTGATGATTCGTTGTTTAAACAACTCGCGACCATTCACGTTGTTTGGCACTTTACCGATGAAGTAGTTCTCGAAGATATACTTGACATTGGTATTGATATTATCCATGGTGCGGACAAGTTTATTCTTACCAAAAATACGGCTGTGTTCTGCCGTATAGCTAGTAAATGAGTTCACATCTGACAGGATAATAACTTTTTCATTTCGATAAGCAAAGATAAGCTGACCTTTATTGATGAGCTTTTCAGCCTCTGCTTCGTTCTTGCGTTCACAGTCGATAGCGCCTGGATAAGACTTGAATGTATTGGATTGCAAACCAGCCCCTGCATACTTACCAGCTACGAAGTATACACAGTCCTTAGCGCCTAGTTTTGTACCGTCGCTTAATGTAACTCCATTGCCAACTGATACAACACCTTCGTCGTCAGCGTCCGTGTAGTCATTCAATACTGCAATGACTGAACGACCAGCGTCACGCCATTTTTTGATATGAGCCGTAACAAGTGCTTTTGTTGCACTTTCATCTGTACCCAAAGCCAAGACTCGGAAGTCTTGAGTATCAAGTGCATTAAGGAAATCTTCAACTTCTGAATTGGTTGTAGCTCCATCGGTACCACCTTCAAGCAAGATTGTTTTATCTTCTGTTGTTAGAGTACCCGTTACATTCACATAGTCATTCTTAAACGGCAAGGCTGTGATGATTTGTTTATCAACTTCTTTCCCAAAGAAAACAGTTGTCACTTCAAAGCCAGTCTCAACTTGTTTCTTGAAGATAACATGGATGTGGTTACCAGCCAATCCTTTGTATTTAGCTGTAACGACCATATCGTTTTCCGTTTTCGTTGCCTGTACCCCAGTGTTGTTCACACCATTGTAAACAAGGACCTTACCTGTCCCTTTCAAGGCTTCACGAATCGGAAGGAGTTCATCAATCGGTTTACCAAATAGTCGACGGAAGTTGCTTGTACCGTCAACAAGTGTGAAGGCACCAGGCTCTCCCCAAGATCCTGCAATCATAACTGCTGCAATCGTATTGTCTTCCAAAGGAATAATCACATCATCTCTTGATACGAAATTGATGTAGGCCTTTGGAACTCGTTTATTCTGTACTGTCCATTGTGCCATTAGTTAGCCACACCCTTTCTCCAGTCTTCTAAAATGCGTCTCACTTCTGCTAGTGAGTATGACTGGTCATCTTCCAGCAAAATGTTTAACAAAGTGGCATCATCTTCAAAATACTTGAGTAATGCTTCTTTACCAAATTTATCTTCAGTGGTTGGTGCCACTGGTTCGGTCACATAACCTACTTCTTCATTCATTTCCATGAGAAGTTTCACCTATCCTTTCTAATATTTGCATTGTCGGTTCTTCTTCAACCCATCGTACGTATCGAGTGATTGTGAATGTGCATATCAAATCATTCGCATTGTATTCCACCTTCAAATCATTGATAGGGTACTTATCCCCTAAATAACGAAAGGAGGGTGAATTAAACACCATTTCAATCTCTTCAAACTTCTGGTATAAGTCTGTTGTTTTTTCGGTGTAGTAATGCAGCAAGACAATAAAAACCTGCTTATCGTTTTGGTTAGCTAACCGTTGCCGAGTCACAGGTTTCACATCTACAATAAAACAAGGCGTTTTCAATCCTTGCTGGATCTGTTCATCATACACCTTGCACCCAAACACATCTTTGAGTTGCTTAATGACGAGTGGTCTAATACTATAATCCACCTAATTCCTCCTTTAGCCTCTCTTCGATTTGTTGCGTGATTTGTGGGATTTTCTGTTTAATCTGTTCTTCTGTCAGCCTCATCATGAAGCGTCCTTCTACCCAAGGATTGACCAAGCGCTTGCCAATGGCAGGGACATAACGCCCTACTTGTTGGCGGTGTCCGCTTTCGACGAAAGAAGCATACTCCATAGGGTTGAATGCGATAACCTCGTACACATTCCCATTTTTGCTTACTTCCATCTTCCACGATTGATTTAACTTACCTGTTAATCCTTTTGGTGTTCGTTCCTTAACCTCTTTCAAAAAGGCTAGGCCAATATCTTTAGCAGCCTGCATAAACTCAGAATCAATAATTGCCTGAGCTCGTTCGAGTCGTTTCAAAAACTCTTGAACATCACTATCATCATAACCACTCATGTCGTCTTACCACAATTTCTTGATGCGTGACATAGACCATTGGGTCTTCACTGGTCAGGTATTGAACACCATCCACAACCAATTTACTCCCAGCTTTGATAGCAAATTTAGGCGAACAAAAAATCTTGTGTTCTGTCTTGAGTTGGTGCGCTTCGTTCTGCTCTGTATTCACTAAGTTACGAACAGAGATACGACAGGGAACCTTCTTGTGGATTTCTTTGAATTCTACAAAATCAGCTCCGTTGGGCTTCGTCCCCTCGACAGTAGCAAACACATCCATCTTTTTATCATAGGTCCATTCAATGCTTGGTGTTGCCCGAGATAGGACATCATTGATATTCATCCTACCACCTCAACTTTCTGAACCGCTGTAGCTGACTGGTAAAGTCCAGCAAGACACTTTCAGCACGTCTGGCAAGGTCTGACTTAGCCAATTCGACACGAGTATCTCCGACGGAAATATTCTTGCCTTGAACAGCTTGGTCAGGATTACAAACAACATAAACCATCTGAATAGCCACAAATCGCAACTCTAAAGGAAAATCCTCACGATTACAGTAATTAAGAATGTTCTGCATGACTTCATCGACCACTAACTCTTCTAGATAGCATGAATAACGTTGTTCATACAAGTCAATCAAGGCTTGTCTAGCATCTTCATTATGCTTTTGAATTTCTTCCGATGTTCTCTTCTCCATCAGCAGAACCTCTCTTTCTACTTATCTTCTTTAGCGGATTTCTTAGCTAATTTATCAAGCTCTGCTAGAGCCTTATCACGTTCAGCAAGAGCTTGGTCACGTTCAGCGGCTGCTGCTCTGTACTCTTCAATAGTATAAGTACGTCCGCCTGTAGCTGGTTCTACCACTACATACTCACCGTCATTAATTTCTACAACATCGTAACCATCTTCCAGGAAGGTTACTTTTTCAAACTCGTCAATATTGAGGACACGGTTATCCTTTTTTACTGTTAACATTTTCTATCCTCCTTCTTTAAGGTGCGACGACAAATGCTAGACCTTCATGCTTAGTCTTGAATAGCAATACATCATCATAAGATTGTTCGTAGTACAAGTAGTTACCGCTTGAAGAAGCACTTGGTGCGTCAAGTCCTACAAATTCATATTTTTGTGGCGCTGCCATACATGGAATATGAATCAAGAAGAAATGGATTTGTTTAGCAGTTGGGTCAACCTTAGCTCCATTTGTGAAATTGTACAAGGTCTTCATACGGTCAGATGGAATAGATGGCTCAATCGTCACATCGTCCAAACGACCAATAGAACGGTCAATCACTGTGCCTTGGCCGTGAATATTAACAGTACGACCAAATTGCTTGATGTTCTTGATCATACGTTTAACAGCTGGTGTACAGAAAATAACACGACCTTCTGCTGGTACTCCAGCTTCATCCATTTGTTCCATCAGCTCATCGAAGGTTGCGAGGAAGTTTTCCTCAGTCAAATTCAATGACTTAATTTGTTTACTTTCTGTATCAAGTGCTTTCTTACGAGAGAATAATTTAGATACCATAAATTTATCCATTTCTGGAACTTTTTCAGTATCGTTGAATGTCTTGGTAATGTTAGCAATCGAAACGACATAGTCACTTTCATCAACATCTGATGGGTCTACTAGTGTTGACCAGTAACGCTCATTAGTCAATGTGTATGTTTCCCATTGATTTTCATAGTTAGCGTCAATGCTAGTAATTGTGCGACGTGTACGGTCCTTGCGTCCTTCTTTAATCAAAAGACGTGGTACTTTGACTTCTTTAGCCCCTGTGAACTTCAAAAGTGTGTTTGATGGAGAGTTCCAAAGTTTGTTAGTGAATAACAATCCGCTTTCACTGTAACGTTCCTGCAAGCCTTGTTGGTAAGCCTGTGCATAGTTTAATGTTGCTGGCATATCTATTCCTCTTTTCTATTTTTGATTATAAATCCGACGTAAACGCATTAATCATCTGCGTTGTCAGATCGTTAGCAACTGTTTCCTCTTGTGTTGCCCCTTGTGGTTTAGCACCAGCGATATGTGGTTCTACAGCCTTTTCTGGAGCAAACAAAAAGCCTTTAGATTTCTTCAAAGCTGTCAACTGTTCATCTAACCCAGTCACCGCTCCGTTGTCACCTAATCCCAATTTAGACTTATCTAGTAGACTAGACACGATTCCAGCGTCGTGAACTTTGCCGCTCAAATGCATTTCAATAGCATGATCTAACTGCATTGTCTTGAGTTGTTGTTCATGTTCCTTTTGTTGTGTCTTGTACTTGCTGTCCAAGTCTGAGTATTTTTGTTGTAGGTCAGCATTGCCTTCAGCATCTTGTTTGAGCTGTTTCATGTCCTTGTCACGCTCTTTCAACTGTTCCTGCAAGCCCTTGGCATTATCTTCTGCAGCAGACACCTTCGCTTGTAAGTCCTGTGTTGATTTCCCATGTTCAGACATAACTGCTTCAACTTGTTCTTCAGTCAATCCTAACTGTTCCAAAAATTTACGATTCATTTCTTTTCCTCCTGTACGTTTGTTTAACGTGGCAACGACCACGACATTTTGGTAAAGTAAAAAAGCCTTTTAACGCCATGCCCAGGGCGAAAGACACTAGTCGATTTGAACTAATTTAGCAATTCGATTATGTAAGTCTCTGATTTTTCGCTGTTCTTCTATGTGTAGCACTAGCTTTGTTGTAATGACGGTTACAGCAATTGTTAGTGCTATTTTTGTATACATCCTCAAGATAATACCTCCAATATAAATTTAACCGTACGGGATTCCATACGGTTAGGGCGAAAGAAAACCGCCTCGATTTCGATGCGGTTAGAGCTTAATTAAATAAATAGTAGTCTAAAGGTTTCACGGCCTTTAGGTGTGATGAGAGTCTGTGTGCCAGACCATTGTGTTTTTTCGTTGAGTGTTTCCTTGACTTCAAACAAGCCATCATTTTTATTGGCTGTTGGTTGGAGCTTGCCTTTCTTATCTCGGTAGATGTATTTTTTCTCCATCAAGAAGTCAATAAACTTACGTTCTTTGATTTTTAATTGTTTTGCTGTTTCTCTGAAGCTGGTCAGTAAGTTTCTATCTACCAGTTCATCGAAATAGTCTGCTTTCAGCTTCATTATGGTATTTTCAACGGAAAGTACTGCTTTTTCAGCTTCCAAGTTTTTAATGACTGCTTCTTTTTCTTTCAGTTGATTACCAGCCATAAGGAGCAAGTCTGCTAAGGCTTGTTTGTTGTGCGTGATATTATAGGCCACTTGGTCGGTCATATAAGCGCCATGCTTACGAATAGAGGGTAGAACCTCGCTAGTGACCCAATCAGCAAATTTCTCTGCTTCTGGTTTGCGAGATTGAAAAACAAGTTTATAGAAATTCGCTTCGTTGATGAAGTTGGCTTGTTGAGTTCGTCCTAGACTGTCGATGATGTCACTAGTAGTGACGCCATCTTTATTTAATCTTTCAATCGTTTTACGAGGGTTACTTAAATCTAGAATTTGGCAACAATCATTAAGATTAAAATAAATCTGATTATTGATAGTTGCCGTTCTTACTTCTCCGAATTGTTCATTTTTAAAAATTTGTAGCTCCATTTTTAGACCCCTTTAATATAATTATCAATAATGGTACGATGCTCATCTTTAAGACTATCCAGCCTGTACATGATAAGATTCAATACAGCGAATTGTGAGCTATGTTGAGCAATAAAATCATATAATTCACACTGACTATCCCAATCTGGCTCTTTTGCTAGCCAATTGTGAATCAAGTCCATGCTCTCACGGATTTCTTCAACATAGTTCAGTAAATCTTCGTAACTGTCTAAAAGTTCAATTTTTGCCATTATAAAAACTCCTTTGCGATATGACAAAGAAGCTCTTTTCTGATATAATGATTTCAGAAAGAGTTTCTTTCGTGCGATAGCTTAGAACCGACTGTTTGGCGATAGGGGTTCTAGGCTATTTTTTGATTTCGTTGTAGACCTTTTCTAGTCCCAGCATTAAAATTTCCGTCTTCGTCTTTCCTGTTTGTTCAGCACAATACTCTAACATTGCTACTTCTTCATCAGTCATACGAAGTCTTGTATTATTTCTGCGAGGATTTTCACTTTTCGGTCTTCCGACTTTTGCTACCATGTCATCACCTCTTTTCTCGGTAACACAATTATTATATAACCGTGTTACCGAAAAGTCAAGAGGTTTTTTGAAAAAAATTAAAAATAAGAAAAGCACTTAGATTTCTCTAGGTGCTTTGGTATTTTATATTGCATAATCAAAACCGATTTTTAATTTAATAGTGTCAAATAAATCTAAAACAGACTTAGGAGTGTTCTTCTTAAAAGATACACGAGGCATATCTTTGTCTGGATAAACTTGGTCAACCCATTCATCGATTTGATTATAAAAAATTAACAACTCTTTACTTGGGACAGCCATTACTTCCATTTCAATACCTCCTTAACTTTTTTCAACAACACTTTATCAGTTACGTTATCACCTATTACCCCGATTTCTGCTACTAGTTCATTGATATTATTATGATACAAAAACGCATTATAAGCATTCAAACTAATATCTTTCAAATAGCTTCGGTCAAGAGATTGCTGTTGTTTGACATATGCAATTAGACCTGAATTTAATTCCATCATTGCTTGTTCAATACTATTATAACGCTTTTTATTTGCTTTGTAAAACACTTTTGCAGAATCCCAATGCTTTTTGTGAGTCAACTCGTGAATAATTGCATCTTTGATATTTTTCGATGCAAAAAAACCATCCGATAAAATATTTTTGAATTCTTTTTCTGAATTAAAAGTGTCACTCACAAATAAAATATCTTGTTTATAGTCATATCCTGCTAAACCAGGTAATTCTGATTTTTTTAAGAAAACAACTGTCGGTTTTGAGTAGTCAGGTAATTCACGGAAAACTTCTTGAACATTTGCTACAGCATCTCTAATTTTCTTAGTACGATCCTGAACCCAAAAATCAAACTCGGTTCCGCTAAGTTTTTTGGCATTCAGTCGGATATCATCTCCAACAACGAAAGACCGGTGTTTTGCCATTAAATCAATTGAACTCATACCCTGATTATACACATTTTCCCCGTCTTTCGCAAACAGTTTTTCTTTAATCGCTTCCCCTTCACGCTCCCAACCTGCAAAGATTTCGTCCAAGGAACGTTTCTCGGTAGCTAGTTTTACTGAGCCGTCGTTTTGCAAGATATCAAAGTAAGGGCTAGGCTTGTCAGATTTGACTGCAGGCCTGATAGTAGAACGACAACGAACATGGAAAGGCGGTGCAGTTCGACCTGGTTCATATTCCTTAACAGAATGAACCTCGTGATTTTCTAACCTGCAAATCTCACTTGTACGACTATCTAAGACCGCTACAATTTCGTAGTGGTCACCACCCAACTCCTTGATAGAATCTAGCGTCGCAAGGTTATTATAAAAGGTCGTCTCAGTCCTGACGAGCGTATCTGCTCGATGATAAGCGACCCCTGTACGTTCAGAAAGAGCCCTAGCCATTCTATCAATAGACCAGCCGCCTGTCAGACCTTTATTCAAGACATCACCGATTGCTTTATAAGCAACTTCTTTATGCACCCATACATTTTCAGAAAAGGTTTTACCACTCCAGTTACTCCCCATCTTATGCTTAACGGCATCGACACCTAATATTGGTTTCTCTATGATTCCAAAATGAGCCAAGTTCTTAGCTTGATGGATTTTACCTTTGATGTAGACGTCGCTCAGAGCCTCTGTGACTTTGTCATGTATGCCGTCTGGCTTTCCGTATAGTTCAGCAGTTAGACGCTCAATTTCAGCAAGCAAAGCCTCCTTGCGACTAATACGATGGCGGTAGCTCAATGCGTCCAACAGTGGTGTCGGTGTGTCAGGATTTAAGGCCATCTCACGGAACCTTTCAAGGGTTACATGCTTAAACTCTCTACGCTCTTTATCTGTCAGATATTGCTTGGCCTCTGCATGAGTCATTTTATTATCAACCGCATACCTGGCATAGAACTTCTCAATCTCAGAAACCAGCTGATGTTTATAGTCTGCCAAGGATTGACCAATCTGTGCCATGTACCTATCAGCTACTATCTGAGCGTTGTGCTCCTGTTGTAAAGCTCGCTCAGTCCAGTACTCATCTATCTTTTTCTTGTTCTCGGTCGTCATGGTCATCCTCTACCTTTTTGAAATTAGTTTCAGAGTATGGATCTTGTCCTTGGTCCTGTTGTTCTTTCAATCGTTTCTCAACCTCTGGTTGATACCATGGATGTTGTTCACGAATACTTAGGTCGTCTAAGATACCGATTGAGTTCACACAATCTTGAATAGCTTCAGACTCATTTGAAATGATGTCACGGTTAAAGACATAGGTAAATTTAGATGCATCAAATGCTACTCCTTTGTTAGCTGCATACTGTTCTACAAACCAAAGGAATTGCTTAATGCCTTTTTGAAACTCGTTTTCTAGCTCATTACAGTCCAAATCAAGGTCTGTATAGCGCCATTTAAGAGCTTGACCACTGGCATTGCCTAGATTGTCATCTTGGGTATCAATGGCTCGTGCAGCCTCATACAAGAACTTACGAGAGCGTTCGATATCTGCTTCAACTCCGCTAGTATCATTGTCTGCTTGCAAGGTATCTACACCCCCATCACTAGAAACCTTGATAGAGCGGAACTTATTCAGATTATTCATGAATTCGCCCAGGTCTGCACCCTGATAGTTTTTCAAAACATAAATCAACTTCGGCATATCTGCCAACATATCAGCGTTAGTTGACATTTGAAGTTGAATATTATCAATCAGAGACTTGGTTTGAACTAAAAGACCGTCCTCATACTCGTTGTAGCGGAATGGAATCAGAGGGACTTTCTCCCAAGTATAAGGGATCCGTGTGCCGTCTGCATTGACATAATAAAAATTTCCCTTGGTCTCCTTGGATAGTGGATTGAGTTCCAGGTGTGAACCTGTCCAGATATAATCTGTAATTCCTTGTTCATCGTAGTATTCTACAAAAGTTTTGGTCTTCTTCACACCACTTTCGTAAACTGCTTGTTTGTAGACACGTACAAAGGCAGATAGTTCCAAATGACGCTCGTCTTTCCAAAAAGGGATGATCTGTTCACTTGGGATTTTAAACAAGCGTAGACGGCCGTTCTCATCGTAATAAGGCAAGCCATAGGCTATCCCTTTCATCACTGCTTCCTTACCAAGTGACTTAATTGTGGATAAAAGGTCCTCGTCAAACACGCTATCTAAAAAGTCTTGCGACTTTTCTCCCTCAAGCGAGATTGTCGGTTGTTTAGAAAACAAGTAACCAACCTTCTGGTCTACCAACTTCTTGAACAAACCCAGTTCAATCCTTGAGTTCGTCCGCCAGTCTACATCTACTTTCTTATTTCGAATAGCTGTGCGATTTCGATAGTAGTCGTAAGCCTCTTTCATCGTGCTTACTTTCTCAGAATCCTGATGTTCTCTTATCTCAATTTCTAGTATTTCATTTTGGGTTGTATTCTTAATCAACAACCGCCTGATTAACCATTTAAACCAATTACTCAACATTTCTCCTTCTCCTACCAGAATGATATTCCTGGCTGTCTCATATCGTCTTCAAACGCATATCTAGTAGCGTCGATTGTGTGGTCGTTTACTTCTTCTAATTTAGGCTTGGGATTCCCATCACGGTCAACTGCATAGTCGGCACTTTCGAACTCTCGTGCAATGTTCGGTGTGCGTTCTGGATCTATCACAATTGCATCTAAATCATCCAACCAACGTTCTCCATACTCACGACTATCAGGACCTTTCTTAGCACCTTGAACAAGTGGAATATTCAGCTGCAGTTTTAATTCATCAATCGACTTAGGTTCTGCACTATCACAGGTTATCATCTGAGATTGATAGCCTTTCTCACGGATTCTTTCAGCCAATTCACGGTTGCTAATCTTCACGCCGTAAATCTCATCGATAGCATAGATAACACGTTTCTTCTTGTCGTAATGCCATCTTACAAAAGCCAAAGGGTCGTTAGCATAACCAAAGTCGTTCCCTTGTCGAATGTTATCGAACCTTGCTATTTCCTCGTCTGTAATCTTTCGGAATACCAGATTTTCAAACGGTGCTACACCCGAACCGATAGCCTCACCCAGATACTCCCAACGGTAACGCTTCTCTGAACGCTCTCTCGTGGCCTCTGCTTCTTCTATAAAGGCTTGGGATATATATGGGTTGTCCAAGTAAGTTGAATGGTGTACGTGGGTGTTCGGAGGCTGTATAACACTCTCGTATTTTTTATTCACCCAAGACTGTTTTCTTTTGGGTGGGTTGTAAGAGTAAAAGAATTTATAAAAAAGACCATCAGCCAATTCTCCACGAAGAAGGGAGTTGGTGATTGTCTTTACTTCATCTTCTGTTTTAAACTCAGCTAACTCCTCAATCCAACCAATCGCGAATGGAAAACGACTGTCTTTCAAGGATTTGATACGCTCTGGATCTTGCGCACCACGGAAGATAATATAATTCCCCCTTGGAATATAGGTTATCTTCAAAGGAGATTTATTAATCTTAAATAAATGACCGACACCTTGCTCGCTAATTGCCCATTTCAATTGCTCGTAAACCGATTGTTCTAGGGTATTATCTGTCTTACGAATGCACACGGCATTGACTGGATAGCGCATAATCAGTTGAACAATAACGTGTCCGATGTCGCTTGACTTACCAGAACCACGTCCACCTTTTTCAACTACATGTAAGATTTTAGGGTCGAATGCTGCACGCCACATAGAGTAAAAAGCCTTTGGGATAAACTCACTCATTCTACGCTTCATCGCTAACTCCTATATCATCAACGAATTGAACAGCCGAAGACATTTCGATTTCTCTTCTCTCTAAATACGCGCCATTCACTCTGAATATGTGGTCTATAGAGCGTTGTCTTTCTTCAATCGTCGGAGTAAATTCATAAGTCGTTTCCGATATCTCCACACCTTCAACAGTCTTTACAGTCTTTACAGTTTTCTTCGAATACCCTTGTTGAATTTCCCCTCTGGCGATACTAGCAGAGATTGCCAAAGCTTCTGCGATTGACATTGAACGTTCATCAAAAAGTTCTTCTGTACGTTTTTTGATATATTCAGAAATGTCAACTTTTGTCAACAATCTTTGTCCTATAGACCTTGCTGTTTTGTCAGAATAGCCTGCTTTTATTGCGGATTGTGTTGCGTTTCTACTGATGATGTACTCATCAGCGAAATGTTTCTGTCTCTCGTTTATTTTCCATCACCACCTTTTTTAAATCAAAAAAAGCCACACAATGTGCGACCTTTCTGCAAGGCGACTACTACCTTGCATGTTAATTAGAAATAAATTTTCTGATTTATTTTTTGTAGTCTTTACAACCTCTGAGGGAATCAAACCCTCTAGCTTATAACTTACCTAGGATATAAGTAGCTACGCAATCATGCAAGGTCCAGTCGCTTCTGCCGACCTTCTAATAAGTTAACGGCGATGCCCGGAATCGAACCGAAGAAAACATAGGAGAGAAACCACTTGCCTGTCACCGCCAAAACGAGGCCGAAGCCTCGGAAAAAATATAATAAATATAAAGGAGACGTCAATGAACGAAATAGAGGGAGGGACTCGAACCCTCAATGCCTTTACAACACCCTGATTTCAGGTAACCATCTGCCAAATTCTGAGACCTCTATATCTGATTATTGACAATACTATTTTATCACGTAAAATAAGCCATTTCCTAGCAATTTACTTGCAAATATCTCCCAAAAATTTACGAAAGACAATTAACTTACCTTTCCGATAGGCTTCCGCAAATTCCAAAGCACCTCTACTGAGCATGCGGTAGAACTCACTCTCAGAATAACCTAAATCCATATAGATAGCCTTGTCTGATAATTGGATTTTCATATCCATGTACTTCTTTGCGATAACCTGCCGAACGTATGGATCCATAATGCAGTTCACAGCTCTCTCAATTTCCAAAACCTCTGCCTCTGCATCCACATGTTCGATAACCATATTCTCTGTTGCCGTGTTCTTACCAGTAAATGTCTTTGGTTCGAATGAGTAGGTCGTTGTGATTTTAGGCAAATACTCAGCGCCTGCCATTCGAACATACGAGCGATAACTCTCTAGAACATCATAGACATTTTTCTTGGTAAATTGCACGTCAACCTTTTTTAATAACCTCACAACATCGCTCCTTTATGATATAATAGTTTTACGGAATAATTCATAAAGATGGTCAGTAGTGTGCTGGCTTTTTTCTTGCTTTGTTCCGTTTTTAGGTGTATACTGTATGTATACGAAACAAAGGAGAAACAAATGAATACTGTTAAAACTCGTAAAGTTGGGAATTCTGTCACTGTGACCATCCCAAAAACACTCAATGTTCCAGAAGGTCAGGAAATGTTTGTCTACAAGGGTGTAGATAATGTCATTGTCCTAGCTCCAAAAATTCCAGACCCATTTAGTGGAGATGCAGACCTACGCATGGAAGATGACTTTGAGGGGGTAAGATTCCTTGACAGCGAAATATGATTACATTCCAGAAAAGCAGGACATCATCTGGATTGACTTTGACCCGTCTGTTGGACGTGAGATTCAGAAGCGCCGTCCTGCTATTGTCGTCTCGCGTAGAGAATATTCGGAGCGGACTGGATTTGTGGCTGTATGCCCTATTACACACGGTCAAAGCAGACTAGAAGAACAAGGCCTGCTCGTTCCTGTGCGTTCCAATAAGGTAGATGGCTCTGTCAATCCACTCCAACTCTATACTTTTGACTTTAGAGAGCGCAAGGCTCAAAAAATTACAACCATGGATACAACCAGTTTTCAGAAGGTTGTCCAACTCTACAACTTCATCTTTGAAGCCTAGTCCTTATGGATTGGGCTTTTGTTCTACACTAAGCTACATCTTCACGTTCAATTAACGGCAGAATGCCATTGTCTTTTAAAATTTCATACAAGAAGAAGTGCCCTTTCACTGTCCATTTCGTATGCAAAGAGACATCTGGCATACCATTTTTATGTGTAATAGGATGCGGTTCAATATGCACATATCCTTTAGTATGATATTTAGCATAAGGCAGCCACACCTTCCCTTGCTTAAATATAATACCTAGGTCTTTCAGTCGCAAATTGAATTTTTTAGCACTTTCTCCATAGTTCTTAGCAATAGCAGTTGTAGAAATTAAACCCTTGTTAGCCAACATTACATCTACATAGTCTGCTTTTGGTTTCATTTCGTCTAGTTCGGATTGCAATTTACTATTCTGCACTTCAAGTTCCTTATTTTTTGTTCGTTCTGCTTTCAGAGCTTGAAAAGCTGCAATAGCTAGGTCTGGATCGTTAAGTAGCTGGTCTGTCGCATACATTCCATGCTTACGGATAGACGGTAACACTTCACTAGTCACCCAGCGTTTAAACTCCTTAGCCTGTGGGAGCTTACTGGATAGGATGAGCGAGTAAAGACCAGATTCGTTGATGATGATAGTATTCTGTGTTCGACCTAGATTGTCGGTGAGTCCGTATTTCACGGAGTCATCTTCATCAACATGCCGAGAAATTGCGTCCAGAGGTTTAGCATAGCCCAAAATTTCTGCTACATCTTTTCCAACTAGCCAAGGTTGACCCTCAATCTCTACCATACGAACTTGACCGAACTGTTCATTTTTAAAAATTTGTAATTCCATTTCCTTTATCCTTTCTTCATCTTATAAATCAACTCGCGGTTTTCAAGCATATCTGCAATTTCCGCCCAAGCCTCTGCATTTTTTTCCATCATAACATCAAGCACTTTTTTATTAGCAGGTAAACTCATAGCTTCCGCAAAGTCAACTTGATTATCTACCCAATCTTTGAACTGTTTATAAGTCCAAGGTTCTTGGTTAATTACTTCTTGCTGATTATTCAGCAGAATTACGTTATTCATTTGTTTCCTCTTCTTCTGTAAAAAAGTTAATAATAAAATTGATTAGATCATTGGCAAAAACTGCCATAAAAGTCGCCTGAACATCAAAGAATACTCTCGCCTGTTCCTCTGGAAAATGTTTTCTGACGATTGCAGCTAGAAGTGCGTCCCACTTTTCTAACTCTTCAGTCCTTGCTTCTGACCTAAAGGCCATATGTAATTCGTTGATAAAATCTTGATTTTCCATGATTTTCTGTACACAAAAAGCGTACCCTTTCTATAAAAACTGTTGCATGAATAAGGGTACGCATGTTATACTATATGCGTATCCTATTCATTATGAGTGGGTGCGAGGCACCATGTAACTACTCAAACGCCAATCCGACTAGTTACATGGTATTTTTTTATTCCTCTAAACGTTGAGCAAGCTCTTCAACAGCCTGGATAATCGTATCTGATTTAGAAATTCCTAACTTCATAGAAACATCTGAAATCAAATCAAACTCATCCTCAGTTATTCTGACGGTCATTGATTTATTCCGCTTACTCTCTCCTTTTAGAGGTCGCCCCATTTTCTTTGCCATAACTATCTAGTAAAATACCAAATAGCCAAGGCAAGGACGGCAATGCCAACAACACCTTGAACTTTTTCTTTCAAGGTCGTCCGCTCAATCGTAATTTCTGCACGCTTGAACTTCTTGTGGTAAAGTACATTGTCTTTCATTTGCTTTTTACCTTTCCTTATGCTAGAATGAACTAAACAGTAGTGAGGAGCTTTCGCTCCTACTACCTTACAAAAGTTTAAAAGTGATTTTAACTACTACGAGATCGAGGGTGATTGTGATCTCATTTAGTTTTAATCGCTTTTTCTTCTTGTCGTGTTTAGCCATCTGCTAAGTCCTTTCTGTTGGATTTGTTAGATTTCTCAACCTTACATAGACTATTATATCATTTGTAACGCATTAAGTTAATACTTTTTGCGTTACTTTTTTATTTTTCAACAAAAAAGTTCTCGCACCCATTCATTATTCAGTTTTCAAAGAACAAAATCATAGCTTATACTTCAAATAACGCTGCTAGTTCCGCTAGTTTTTCAGAACTAGTGTCTAGCTCCTGACTAGCCCAAATTTCAACTGGTGTCATGCCAAATCCTCCTCTTTTACGAAAGTTCCGTCAATCATCTTGCCTTTACGGTCTTTAATCTCGTTCCAAGCCATCTGGAAGCACTCAGCAATAGACCAACCTTTCTGCTGACAGTAGATGGTCAGCACTACCAAAATATCACCTACGGCATCCTTACCTTCATCATCTCGCTTCTTGAGATGTGCCTGCGCTAGTTCGCCTGCTTCTTCAAATAACTTCAACGCTTGAGCCGTGCTATTGTCAGGATTGTCTAATCCTCTATCTTTCGCCCAATGCTCGACATGATGCGCTAATAATTCCATGTTTGTTGTCATGATAACTCCTATAATTCTTCCAGCTCAAAATACTCTGTCAGCTCGTTCTTCAATTCTTCCAGAGTTTCGCATCGTCCAATCAAATCAGACACATCTAGCATTGTGTCCTCTTTATTCAGCGTGTTCTCTGCAACTGCATCAGCTACCCATTTTGGATGTGTGCCAGCCTTAGAGAACTGATTTTGAGGTAATAGCTCAAGCAATGCTTCGTATCGTTCTTCTAGTGAAATCAAGGCACCAAGCGTATCAATAAATGCAGTATCTGATTTTCTGCTTTCAAAGATTTCTGGGTAATTTTGTTTTGCAATCTCTGCATAAATAGCAGACCATTCTTTTTCTGAGAAACGAGATTTTTCAACTAATGCACCGTATTCAATCTCCTTACCATTGACTGTCACTTTATAATTCATTTTTCTTCTCCTTACTTATTGTACAAAGTCACGTTACTTGAGTGAGTGTAATACTCATCACCATTTTCAAAAGTAACACGAATACTATCCTGTTTCTCGTACTTTGCCCACTGTTTGACTTTGCCCTCTACGATTTGCCCATCTACCATTTTCACTTTTGCGTAATTAAAAGTGAAAGTTGTTCCAAGGACATCCTTGTTTCCACATGCTGCCAACCATACAAAAGATAAGCCAAGCAATGCGATTGCCAATAGTTTTTTAGATTTCATTTTCTACCTCAAATTCCTCAATTAACCACTCCAAATTTTTACGAGCCTTTTTCAAATCTTCAAGACCATTTTTCTTCTGGAATCGGAGT